GCCTCTGACCAGGAACCCAAGTCACTTGTCTTCCAGCCACATGAGCAAACCGCGAACCAGTGCCCGACGTGGCGGTTCAAGTACTCAACCGAATGCCCAGTCATGCGGCCCTCAGCTCGCTCACGTTGTCGATTAACCAATGAGTTTTCATCTTCTTCTTCCGGCCATTTGTCCTTGGTGCCTAACGTGTTGCCATCACTTGCAGCCCACCTAGTGCCCGGTGGGCCATATGGACACCCTAGTACTCTATTTGGGGTGAAAGCAAGACTGAACGGCGACATATCTTCTCACTCGTAATGAGAAGGTCGTCGGTTCGATTCCGACAGGCGGCTCAAATAAACACTGGGAACAGCACTTATCTGAACAGCCCGAGTGTAGCCGCTGATGCAGCCGACGTTGTCGCCACCCCATTTCTGGGTACGTTCAGGTGCCAGTGAACAATTTTGGGTAATTCACTGACGATCGTAAGCGCTTAGGAGTTCCCAACAGCACTTGCGGTACTCCATTTGGAGTCATAACCTGGCAGCATGGACACGAACGAACCGCGGCTCACCCTCAAAGAGGCAGCCGACTACTCGACGCTCAGCGTCAGCACCCTCAGAAGATTCATCGACGACGGGACACTGCCGGCATCCCGGCTCGGTCTGCGCCGCATCGTGATTGCCCGCACCGACCTGGACGCGCTGTCTACACCCGTCACTCCGAAAGGGGCAACGCGATGAGCGACAATGCCGCCACGGTGGAAGTGCCCGTTCGTCTGTTACGAAAGTTGGTTGAGGATGAACCAGGTGCCTTCGCCTTGGGAGAGGCAAGGGGTCTACTCCCACGCCGGCGCATCGTTGCGGTGGAGGACGACGGAACCAACATCATCGGCGAATACCTCGCCACGCTCCCTGACCTGCTGACCCTGCTCGACGGTGTGATTGAGGACGTTGGCTGGCGGATGTACGGAATTGAGCCCGCTGCCGTAACTGTCATGAAGTCCCGCATCCGCACTGCTCTGGGGGTCGACCAGTGACCGACATCAGCCATGCGGAACTCGTCAACCTGCTGCGTGACGAGACGTACACGGATTGGAAACTCGAAGCCGACGCCGCCGACCTCATCGAGCAGCAAGCCAAACAGTTGGCCGCCGCCGAAGCGAAGATCGCGCAGGCACTCCGCATTCCTCAGCGTCACGAAGTGGTCCCTATCGACGAACCCGTCAGGCGGCACGCATTCCTCAAAGGGTACGAGCAGGCATGGGATGACTTCCATGCCGTCCTCGAAGGGCCCGTATCCGCTCTCGACGCCGTGCGCGCCGAGGCCTGGGACGAGGGTGCCCAGGCAGTCCGAGACCGCATAGAGCAGTACAACGACCGGTCTATGGATGACCCGGATAACCCGTACCGTGCCGCGCAGACGGGAGCGACCGATGGCCACCAGTGACGAACTCGCGGACAACGTTACGGAAGAACTTGCCGGCTTGCCGATCATGCGCGCCGAGCTGGGCCAGGTACTCCGCGACTTGGCTCGTGACGCGGCCAAACATGCGCTGCTCGACGCAGCGGAGGAAGCCATCGAATTTAGCCCGAATGGCCGTTATGTTGCCGAGTGGCTCAGGGCCCGCACTGGGCAGATCGGTAACTAGAACCCGCGCACAGCCCGCAGCCGCGCTTGTGCCGCCGTTTGCCGCTCCCAACGGTGCACAAGCTGCGGCCACCCCTCCAACGCCTCACGCGACCGCATAAGCCCAATCAGCCGCTGCTGGTACCGGGCCGCACTCAATCCGAGCTGCAACCTGATCGCCGCCACCTTCAACGGGCCAGGCATCGGATGCGCGTCCTCGAAATCCAGCAGTACCCTGTCACGCTCAGTCATGCGACCAGTGTCCACCCAACCACCGACACCGGGCCTAGTCATGCGAAGAAACTGGGTCATTCTTTGAACGCCAGCCGGAGCGTAGTCTGGTTCAAACAGACACATACGTTCGGGCCGTTGGAGGCGTCGTGATCAATCTTTTCAGGGAATTGGGCTTCGACGAAAATTCCGAGGAAGTCGTCAACGCGAGAGCAGCAGCGAAAGCGGAGGCCGAAAATGGCAGCGGAGATGTGCTCACACGAGCAACCGACGAAAACATATCACCCCTCAGAGGCAACCAGTGTTCGTACTGGAGGCATGAGGGGTGACGGCTCGTGCAACAGCTTGGCTTGGATTCACCTGCCAGACCATCGCGTGAAACCGCTCAGCCGGCCTAAATCAGCCACGGCCAGAACCGGCAAATAGTTCCGCGACTGTTTTCAAAACGGATCCCTTGCCCCTGGCAGGCATTAGCGGGACCGTAGACCTCGCCCATACATTGACGGCCAGGAGGTCCAATAGCAAGCAGTTTAAACCAATGTCACTGCACCCACCAGTGGGATGGCCATAACCTGGCACTCATGGGAGTCAGCAACGCACCAAAAGGATTCGACCTGTTCCTCGAGAACGGTTGGGCCCACGACGTCATTGCGAGCTCAGGCTGGTGGGAGTTGCGTTTGTACCCGCAGCAAGTACCAGCCATGTGGGTCATCACCGCACGCACATCCCTACTCCGGGCCGAAGCGTCCGTGAGGCAAGACAGCGTGGGATGGCGGGTGAAAGGGATGCTCGACGCGGAACCAGCCGAATCAGTGTTCACAGATCCAATCACCGCATTCCACTGGTGGGCAAAAGAAAATTGACCCCATCCCACCTAAGGGAGCAGAGGCCAATCGTGATACCCCAACACTAGACGGACCCACCGACAAACCACGAAAGCTGCCCCCATCCGAAGATGGGGGCAGGAATCGCGCTAACAGGGTTACGGGGCCGGCGTCTCCGGGATCTCAGTCACAGCCGCGGTCGCCTCGTGGGCACCATCCGAAACCTCTACCGGGACCGTCGACTTCTTCAGGTACGCCACAACAGCGCCACCGATCAGCGTGACAACCGGGGCAATCCACACAGGCAGCGGCTCAGAAGGGAACACATACCCGTACACGATCGAAGCGACCGTCAGCAGACCGCCGGCAGCGAACCACGCAATCACCTTCGGCTCAATGTCAGTCCAAGCACGGTCAACAACAGTCTTAATCGTGTCACTCATGGTTTCTCCTTAGGTTTCGGTTTAGTCGATTGCGCTTTCAAACGCGCGCTCGTATTCCAGAGCAAGTCATCCGCAAGCAGCGCCTTCGCATCGTCGATGTACTGCTTCTCCCGACGCGTGTACTGAGGCGTCGGGGTCGTCCGCTCGACATAATCGAGGACAGCCTCGAGGCCATCACCGAGAGTGCGCACCGCCGACTTCTGGAAGTCACGGTCATCAGTAAGCGTGCCCACCTGCAACTCGAGCTGACTGATCCGCGCCCACGCCTCCGTGAGCTGCGCAGACACCCGCTCATCGATCTGCTGATCAAGCTGCTGCTTGATCTTCAAAGACGAATTCGTGTTCGACGCACGAGTCCGCATGTACGTGACGACCAACGCTCCGACGCCCGTAATGACTCCGGCCGCAGCCGTCAGAGTTGCCGCCACATCCGTCACAAGCCCCTCCGCTCTCGAGCTTCCGCAGCCAGCAGCGACAACCGCCACACAACAATCGTGAGCGCAATCCCAGCAAGCGACAGCACGTACGCAGCCGAAGTGCGAGTGATGATCGAAGCGGTGGCAAGGGCGATGATGTAGCCGACGATCATCCCAAGAATGATCGACTTGCCCCACACCTCCACCTGCCACAGCTTCGGAATCGCAACCCCGACGAGGCACACCGCGCCCACGAACGCGAACGCGATGCCGCCGACAGTTGCCGGCCACCCCGGGAACACGTCACTGATCGCTGGGATTCCGTGCAGTGCCCCGAGGACGCCCCCGAGGACGAACAGCAGGTCGATGGTGGGCAGGACGATTCGTTTCAGGTTTCGGTACTTCCATTCCGAAGGCGGAATCGAAGTGTCAGACCAGATGGTTTGCATGGTTCCCCCCTGGGAATCGGAGGAACGTCAGAGGCCGAGCTTCTTGGTGATCTTCTTCAGCAGGGACTGGTTGCCGAACGTGCCCTGCCGTGCGTCACGGAGAGCCTGATAAACCTTCCCGACCGGTGGGTTTGACTTCGGATCGACCGGGGTATTGAGGAAAGCAACGGCAATCGCCGAGAGCAGGCCATCGGAGCTCGTGCCCTCCTGCAGGTGGTTAATGTCGTCGCGCATGTTCTTGGTGCGCTCATTCAGGTCGTGAAGCATCTGTGCCTGGTCGGGGGTCATGTCGTCGTCTCCTAGTTCGGTGGTTCCGCCAGTGCTGGCGGTAGTCGTGCGAGGCCGGGTGATGCTCGTGGTCGACGGGTGGTGCCAGTGCCAGTGCTCCCCGGGTACGTCCTCCACGAAGCCGTAATCGCCTGCATGGGCGCGCATCCAGTCGTAAGTGGTGTTCCCGGGCCCGCCGCCGATTCCGTTGCGGTAGTCGAGCGCCTGAGCCCAACCGTGGTTGCTGTACCCAGGGGTGGCAGCGTTCGGCCCGCCCCTGGTGTGCTCGAGCGCACGCACACGCTGGGTGGCGAGCGACCGGTACGACTCGGCGTAGGTCAGCGGCTGGTGGCAAGCAACCTCGAAGTCAGCAGCCATGTTCACGGCATCGGTGTACAGGCCGGCAAGGATCAGGTTGGATCCGTCAGTCGACGTCACCGCTTGGAAGTTGTTGGCTGCGGCGTAGGGCAGGAACCCGGGGAGGACGCGCAGTGTTGCCGCGTCGAGTTCACCGTTGTTGGGCAAGTGGTCCTCCAAAGTTTTCGGGCAAACAAAAACGCCCCCGACAATCGGAGGCGTTTCAAATAGATAGGTGGCGGTCAGCGGTTCGCTTTCCACTTCGCCACAGTCACCGGGGCAACACCAGCAAGCTCAGCAACAACACGAACCGACGCACCCGATGCCAGAGCGTCCAAGACAACATCCCTGAGAGCCGCCTCAGCCGTCTCCGCCTTTGCGCGGGATACAGCCCGGGCAGCACCAGCCTCCCGAAGACGCAACTCAGTCTCCGGATCGATGGCCTTCTTCTTCCCCGTCACGAGGGACATTCTGACACCCACTTGCTTTCTGTACCGCATGCGATACACTTACGTCATTCGTAAAGTGTACCGCCAACAGAACAGAAACAGGCCCACAAATGCTGAAACCCATACTCGCCACACTCGCGATCGCAGCAGGCATCGCAGCCACCACGCTCACCACCTGCACCAGCGCCGGCGCAACAGACGACAACCCCATCACCTTCACCTACGGAGGCGACTCCATCACCGCCCGAGACGACTCCTGGCTTTACCAGCTCAACGACGACGGACTGCAGAGCGTCGGCGGGACGGCCATCAGCGGCAAAACATCGGCAGAGATCCTCGCCGCATCCACGCCCCACTCTGATGCCGACGTCCTCGTCGTCGAGCTCGGAACCAACGACGTCACCCAGCAGGTCCCCGAAAGCACCGTCGCATCGAACATTGTTGCCCTCGCCAATAAAGTTCAGGCTAAGCACGTGCTCATCCTCGCCCTGCCGCCGTCGAACATCGAAGACGACAGTCGCACGCACGTGAACCGCCGAGCAGCGGGCGTGACGCAGAACCGTACACTGATCGACATGGCCGTCACCCACAACTACCTGTACGTGGACCCGTTCTCATTCCAGCGGGCCTACAACAACGCGTGGGGCACCAATGCATCCGTGGATGGCGTGCACCCGACTACCGTGACGAACACCCGCGTCGCATCTCGCATGCGCGTCTACATTCGCCAGGCAGCGTCTCTGCCCACCTCGTGAACTGGTGGCGGCGTTTCCTGCAGCCCCGACCTCGACGTTGGTGCGGGGTGTGTGGGAAGCCGATCACCACCGATCACAAAGTGGTCGCGTTCGGAGTTATCTACTGCTCAAACGAATGCGCAGCGGATGATTTCGAGTTCTCCGGTCCTTAAATGTGCGTCGCCTCAACGACGAGCGTTTGACCTGAAAGAATGGCGACGGACGCGTTCACCTGGACGGTGCAACCCGTAGCTGTCTTCGTGCCCTGAATTACGGCAGCCGTTGCGCCGGCAACAGGAAGACCGCCAGTGGAGTAAACGGTGGGGACAACCATGTAGTTCGCGTCAGCGAAAGCCGCCGGCCACGAAATCGCGTACTGCTTCGTGCCACCCAGCGTCAGTGCCGCCATCCCGGTCACGGTCTGCGTCTGGTACGCCTGGTTTGCAATGCGAGCAAGGGTCGTGGTCCTGGACTGCACGTACGCTGACCACAGGCCCATGAGCAGCGTGTCCGTGCGGATACCCTGAATGGAGCCGTCCAGGTTGTAGATCACAAACTCTTTCAACCCTGCGGCATCGAGGTCATCCGCGATCGGGCCCATACCGGTAGCCGCCGGGTTGTCGATGTACGACCAGTTCTTCAGGCCGATGGCCAAGAACTTCGCCATGTCCACTTTGTAATCCGAGCCGATGTTCTTCCGTGCTCGCGTAGAAGCGGACACCCCGAGGTTGCCGGCCGCGTCAATGTACAACGGCACCGGTGAATTCGTCACCGTGTTCGTCCTGGCACCGATCGAAGCCATGCCAGCGTCCGCCGTCACACTGTTCGGAGTGTGGACAGGTTTACGCCACGCACCATCTTTCTGCGTCTGCGTCGGACGCGCGAGCCTTCGCGCCGCCCGCTGATCCGCCCGCCTCAAATCCGCCTGATACTCGAAACCCTCACCTTTAGACTGCTGCCCCATTGGTCGAATACACCTCCCCTGTAGTGATCGAAACCCACAACGCATCCTGATCAGTTGCCATCGACAGAATCCTGCGCAGGTAGATGCCCTGCGGAATGTACGGGTTGTCCTTACCGATGGTCAGTTGCGCGTAATCGCCCACCCGGTACTCGCCAAGCTTCGGGCTCTTGTTAGCTTGCACTTTGAACGACCACGTTTCGGTCGTCGACTTGCCCAACCGCACCTGTTCGTTGGCGTACGACTGCAGCAACGTCGCGGAGGAAATATCGTTCCGGTCAGACAAAACGCGTTCCCAAATGGGGAAACCCGTGTTGGTCAGTGTCGGGTCGGCAGCGCTGACGATGATTGCTGTGTCCGAAGATTTGCCGCCAATTGCCCACACTCGGCTGGCCCGCATCGAACCGTCAACGTCGACCTTCAACGATTCTGCCCGCGGCGAGTCGACGGACAGATCCCAGTTGAAGGTGTTGAGCGCACCCAGGTCAGGTTTTGCGGTGGTACCTGACCGGAGTGTCCACTGAATGGACCGGCGATCAGATGTTCGTGATGGGGTGAACTCAAGGTCGGGCCCGTTGGTGAGCTGGTTGATATCCCGCAGAACATCGCCCACGTATTGCACGTCAACACCGTTCACCGTCAGAGACGAGCTCCCGGTGTCGTCAGGCTGGAAAAGGATCGGCAGCGACCCGGACGGCCACTGCATGGCCTGCTGAACGAGCCCCTTGTACATGTTGGCGTACGACGTGTTCGTGAAAACCGTGTCGAGTGCAGGGTTCGGGATGAGGGTGTCGAACGTGTTCGGGTCGCTGATGAAAAACGGGCTAGAGAGCGCTTTGGTGGGTAGTGCTACCCGGTCATCGAACCACGACCAGAGACCAGAAGCTGTGATCGTCAACTGGCCGGTGTCGACGTCGAAGCTGTGCCCCGAGATCGGGCCGGCCTCGAGAACGACGTCGTTCTCTTCCCAAGCGAGGTACGCCTGCCTGGGCGCGGCATTGTTCTTCAGGTCTAGCAGTGCCACCGCGTCATCGTTCAGATCGACGGTCACTTCGACTGTCCCGGGAGCATTCAAGCGGCATGAGAGAGAAGCAGTGAGGAAGGGAATGTACCCGCCGATCAACCCCGTGAGCAGGTTCCCGTACAGCACGTTTGTCACGGGCACTCCTTAAACGACAATGCCCGCCGAAGCGGGCCGAGAAACCAACGGGGGAAGATCAATTGGGGCCCAGGTACACGCCCTTGAACTGCTGCACAGTGACTGTCATGTTCGAACCGCTGACCTGGTAGAAATTCAGGGCTACCGTCCCCGAGGCGGTAGAAATGAATTCGCCCGCTACGCTCACTGTCCCGGAGACACTGTCTGTGACCGACTGACGGCAAATTCCATTGCCGCTGCCATCCACAAGCGACAGCTCACGTCGCCCGCTCGTACCGATCGGGTACTGGACCATGGCGGAGACAAGCCACCGCCCGGCGACACCAAGATTGAACACACCCGATCCCGCGTAAGTTGCCCCGCCCCACAGTGAACGGTCGCCGGACGCATACCCAAATACGGTTGTCGTCGTCCCAGATGCAATCGACTGACTGGTAGTGGTTCCCGCCTCAAACGAGGGAGTGCGCCCAACCACCGGATACCACCCAGCCGCCCGCCCAGGATCCGCAGAACCCGACGACGCCCGCGACTGCATGTTCTCCTCAACCCAGTTGTCCAGATCAAGGCGGCGCACCTGCTGCCCGAAACTCAGACCCGCAGCGTCACGCTCAGCCTGAGTCCGCATCCAAATAGGCGAACCCGTCGTGCCCGTGTACGGGAAAATCTCGTTGATGACAACGCCGCTCGAGCTCGTCGTCGTCGCAGTGGACGGGATCAGGATGGTGGCAATGGCGATCGAGTTCGCTGGCAGAGTCGGTACGACAGGTGTCGCCGAAGCCGTACCCGTCACCACCCCAAACACAGGTGCCGACGAAACCCCATGCTGGACATACAGCAGGTCATACCTCGAGTTCGACGCCGGAGCCGCAGCAAGAGTAGGACTCGTCACCGTCCCGTCATTCCCGAAGAACAGCGGACCACTAGCCGTCGTCAACGCGATCGCCGCATTGAAATAGCCGACATTCACGGCCATGTCCGTACGCCCAGTAACAGTCGCAGTCACCGACCGGTTCGGGAAAAAACCAGACCGCGCAAGACCATTCCCATCACGCACCACCAAACCCGCAAGAGCCAAACGAACATCAGGCGCATCAGCGGAAACCGTATTCGCCGCAAGGCCGACATGAAGAGTCATAAGAGCTCCTTACGAGCTAGAGATAAGCGGGTTTCACCGTGACGGTGAGAGTGGGAGAACCAGAAGTCACACCAAGAGCTGTGAACTGAACAGTCGACGAACCACCAGGAGGAACCGACCACCACTCAGCACGAGTCAGATAACCAGGAATCGGAGAACCATCAATGAACGCCTGACCGTTCCTCGAATCAATAGACACAACCGACGTCAGCGGAATATCACGAACCAACTGGATCCGCTGAGCCGTCACCGTGTTGGTCAGCAGGAACCCGCCAGTCATCTGACCCGTCACCGAAAACACAGGCCACGAACGAGCCGTACCCGGATTCGACGACGTCACCTGACCGTTATTCGCAGCCGTCCCAAAAGTGATCGGGAACGTCACCGGGAACGTGATCCCAGGAGCAGACGTCGCCAGTCCCGTAGATGCCGTCACCGCTGGCCCGAACTTGTAAGCCGACGCCGACGACACAGCAAACGAGAACGTGAAAAACGGGGAAAACAGGTCGTCCGGCAACACCACAGCCGCCGACAAAAGCGCCGACACCGTAAACGAACCCAGATCATCCTGAACCGTGAAGTCCGACTCCAACCCCGACTGCTGAATAGCCGCCAGCCGACGCCGCATCACCTGCGCATCCAGCAACGACGACCCAACAAACGAACCCTCAACCGTCACCACCTTCCCCGACTTGAAAACACGCCCCGGAGAAAACGACCCATCATCCTGCGGCCGCTCATCCAACGACAAACGCGGTGCCGGCCCATCCCACCAACCAGTCAAAGCCGACAAAGTCAGACCAGACACCGCATTCGCATCAAACGTCAACCCATCAAAAGTCAAAACAAGAGTCACTTGTGCTTCCTCAACTCTCGCTCCAACTCACGGGCCGCCAACACAGCAGCAGTCCTCGGGTTCTGATCACGGATCGGCTGCTGAATGATCTGCGCCGACACAACCTCACGAGGCTGAGCACGCAAAGCCGCAGCCAACTGCCCATAATCGATACCCGAACCAGCACCCGACGACCGCACATACGTCGGCTGCACATAACCGCCAGCCGCAAACCCACGATTGATCGCCTCGAGCTGCAACCGGTTCCGACGAGTCGCAGCAGCATTCACCACAAACTCGCCATTCGACAGGCGCGCGTTGATGCTGTCCGAAGTACCCGAACCGGCACCCACAATGTGACCGCCAGCCGCATAGCCCGGCAGACCAAGTGCCTTACCGATCACCTTCCGCAGCTTCTCCGACTCACGACCAATCGCCTTCGTGATCGCCGCAGCATTCCGGTCAGCATTATCCAAAGCCGCCTGAGCCTGCTTAATCTGCGGACCATAATTCGCATCCGCCACCTGCCGGCCAATAGAAGCAGCCGTCGACTGAACCGACTTGTAATCACTGTTCACCGACTTCACTGCCGATGAAGACAACGCATCAAACGACTGAGCCGTCTGCAACGCCACCGCCGGATCCAAACCAGCGATCTGCGCCAGAAGAGCAGGATCAAGACCCTTACCCTTCAACTTCTTCAGCAACGCCGCAAGCTGAGTCAACTGCGTCTTCTGCAACGCCTGCGACTTGCGGAAACCAGTCGCCGTCTGACCCGACGAAATACCCGAACCCGAAAGATTCGAAGCCACAGACGAAGCCAACGACTCCGACTTATCCTTCAAATCAGACAACTTGTCAGCCGCAGACTTCACAGCATCAGCAGCCCGATCAGACTGCTTCTCCAACTTATTCAGCGCCACCTCATCCTTCGACGCCAAGCTCAGAAAAGCACTGCGCTGCTTACCCGAATACGCAGTCGAATCCTGCGCCATCGAATACAAACTTGAGATGCCCTTGTCCGCATCAAACGACCCATCACGAGTCGACGAACGGAAACTGATCTTGTCCGACAGGGACGCGCCCTGAGGGGCCGCCTTAGCCGCATCCAAACGCTTCTTCGCAGCCGCTACATCAGCCTTCGCCTCAGCCAAATCAGACCGCGCATCAGCCTTACGACGAGCACTCTTCGCAACACTCAAAGCAGCCTCAGCCGCCTTCTGATACTTCACCTGCGAGTCGTACTGCTTCTGCGCCGCGGCAAGATTCTGGACGTAACCACCCGCCGCGAACTTCTGCACCTTGCCGTTGTTCAGGGCATCCAGATACGCAACCCCATACTTCGAAACAGACGACGCCTTCACGACGTACTCACCATTCGACAAGAACGACAGAATTGAATCCGAAGTCCCCGACCCCGGCCCGCGAATCGCGCCACCCTCAGCGTTATACGCCGCCTTCACCGCACCAGGAGCAGCACCCGTCTGACGGATCTGCTGATCAATCACAACCGCCTTGTAACCAGGAACATCGCGGATCTTCGCAATCAGCGCATCCAGCTTCGCAATCGCCGGATCAACACCCGTCTGCGAAACAGCAGTAGCCACATTCGCCGGAATCAGACCCAACTTGTCAGCCAACTTCGCAGCCTGAGCAGCATTCACACCAAGCTGACCCGCAGCCCGAATAAACGCCGCACGACCCTGATCAATAACCGCCGCAGCCTTCTGCTGAGAACCCGTCTGCGTAAGAGTCGCCGACGACAAAGACAACGTGGACGACGCAATATCATCCAGGGCCGACTGGTTATTCCGCCCCTTCTCCGTCGTCACATCCAACGACTGCCCGTTGTCCTTCACCGACTGAGTCAACTTATCCACCGACTCATAGAAACCACGAGTCGCCGAATCCACATCAAGCTGAGCAGAACCGAAACCCTCAATGGCCTTCTTCAGATCATCAAGAGAGGAGGTACCCGTGTCCGCCGCACCTGAAAGGTCGGATAGCCCGGTCGCGGCGTCAGCAGCAGTAGAGGCAACCGTGCCGTTTGTGTCCCCAACGTCAGTTCCAGACGCCTTGAGATCCTTAAACGCTGCCGAGCTGTCCTCGACACTCTGACGCAGTTCCTTAATCTGACTCTGCGCCTTCGTGCTTCGGAACGCCTCACCGTTAAAGACGCCGCCCAAAGAGTTCGTCTTACCGAACTTATGGAGAGTTTCGTCTAGTGCGTCACCGCCCTCGAGGATTGCCTCCGTTAGTTCCCTCTGACCGACTCCGGCTTCCTTTGCGGCCTTGAATGCGCCGCTCTCGGCAAGCTGCTTCGCCACGTAGGAAGCGCTGTACTTAGTTAGAGCCCCAGTCGCCTCATCGAGCGTTGAAACCAGCTCAGACGTAGCAGCCGAGATTCGCCCCTGCTTAGCCACGTAAGCGCCAATGATGACCGTGGCAGCAGTGAGACCAATACTTACGGCTCCGATACCAGCAGCGGCGGCACGGCCACCCACACCGACCTGCTGCATCGCCGTACGGAACGCAACGATCTTCGGGACAGCGATAAGAGCGCCTCCCCCAACGAGGCCAATCGCGGCAACCAGAGTACCCAGCGCAAGACCCGACGCAAGAAGCGGTTTGGGTGCCGAACCGAAAGAGTCAACGAGATTAGTGGCCGACTGGGTCAGACCGCGCAGGACACCATTCGCGCTCGAGCCCGTCTGGATCAGAGCAGTATCAAGAGATCCACCGAGCTTCTCGACATCGCCGCGGAGGTTGTCTAGCTTCAGGCGTGCCGTCTCAGCCGCGTACCCCTGGTCATTGGTCTGGTCGATGTACTTCTGGATTCCCTTGGCACCGAGCCCCAGGAGAACGTTCGAAGCTCGGACAGCGTCTGAGCCGAAAATGATCTTTGATGTAGCCGACTGCTGCTCAGGAGACAAATTCTTGAGAGCGTTCTGGTAGACGCCCGCAAATTTCGAGATCCCAATGAAGTTGCCCTGCGCGTCATAAGCACTAATCCCCAGACGCTTCATCTCATCAGCCGCCTGCTTCGAAGAAGGCGTAAGAGACTGCAGCATCGTTTTGAGGGATGTGCCTGCATCAGACCCAAGAAGACCCTGGTCGGCAAAAGCAGCCAGAACGCCAGTCGTCTCTTCGATTGTTAGACCAGTCTGGTTCGCGACCTGGCCCGCCTGACCTAGAGCGGCACTGAGATCAGATACGTCACCAACTGCTTTGCCGGCACCAGCAGCAAGAAGGTCAGCGACGTGGGGAACATCCGAGCCGGCCAAGTTGAACTGCTTCACAGCGACGGCCGCAATGTTAGCGGCGTCCGCAACTTCAAGCCCGCCGGCAGACGCAAGCGACAGCGCCCCGTTCAGACCGCCGCCGAGAATCTGCCCAGTTGTCAGACCGGCTTTAGACAGCTCGGTGATCGCGTTAGCGGCTTCCGTAGCCGAATAAACGGTATCTGCGCCTGCCTTCAGCGCAGCGTCACGCAGAAGCCCCATGTCTTTGGTCGTCGCGTGCGTAGCCGCCTGGATACCAGAAACAGCTTGATCGAACTCGGCGAACTTAGAAACGGCAAGGGCCACGCCAGCCGCGGCCACAGTACCCACCGCGAGAAGTGCCTTGCCGAGCGTTTCAATTCCCTCACGCCGCTGCGCCAACTGCTCGGCCGCCGTACCAGTTGCCCTCGTCGCTGCAGCCGCCTGGTTCATCCCAGTGATGTAATTAGAAACGTTGGCTACCAAAGAAACTCGGGTAATTCGGTCGGAGGCCATCGCCACTCGCTCTCGTTCGGCACGCCAAAAACCCCCACAAAAGGGGGCTCGGCAAGCAAGGAAGGCGCTTAAAATCAGCGCATGACACATGACTCAGCAACGACGAAGAACCCGCGCCTCGCGCGGCTCTCAACGGCCCTGCTCGTGACCGGTTTTCTGCTTTTCGTGGGCGGACTGATCGCGATCTACAGCGGAAATCAGTCCGCCACGACCGCCCGCAACACCGATGCGCTCAGCGGGTTCACTCAGTACGGGCCCTACCTCGGCGAGTGGGTAGCCATGATCGGGGCCGGAGCAGCCGTAGTTGGCGTTCTAAGCATGATCGGGTACGGAATTACGCGGTACATCAACCGTTGACGTCTACTCGGCGAACCCTCCACACGTGGCCAGCAGTATCGGCATCCGGGTTCGCTTTGCTGTACCGGTCGCGGTCGCGGTCGATTGCCTGCTGAGCAAAGTCCACCACCGGGACGGCATCAGTTGAGTAGTACCAACCTCCCGGCCTATTCGGATCCGCCTGAGGAGATGTAGCTTCGCTCATGGGCTGACCATGAGGACCGATGTCAGACTCCACGCGCTCAGAAGCGAGAAGCAGAGAGACCTGATCTTGATCCCATTCGGGTTCAGATGTAACGACTGTTTGAACCAGACGCCCGCTGCCGTCATAAACATGATCAGTTATCGTTCGCGGTTCCCAGCCGCTCAAGCGGCGAGGGGACACGCCCAGCTTTACCGCTAAGCGGAGGCTTTCGGCGAACGTCCCCTTGCTTTTTTTAGGGACTCCACCGCCTTAGCGACAGCTACGCGGGGGTTGTACTCGTTGAGACCCCAAATTGCATCGGTGATCGCCTGGAATTCAGAGCCAGAAACCGCTGCGAAGACTGCTTCCCATTCTTCCTCAGACAGAGGTACCGGCTGAGATCCCTCAACACGAGACCCGCTAGCGATGGCAGCCGACACGGTGAGGGAACGAATGTTGTACCCGAACTGCGCATCAATGTCGACGTCCTGCCGGATCGGGTGCCTATCTGTCTCGGCCGCCCAACTCATCCCATCCATTTGAGTAAACCGCAGGGTGTGCAGTGTGCCGCCAATAATCACCGGGACATCCGCATGCGGCGTTTTCGCCGCTGTCGCCTTTTTCAGATCGTCAGCAAAAGTCATTTCGTTCACCGTTCTAATCACCGTTGAGGACACCGTTGGAAACGTGGAACCCCTACCCGGGCGACGGTGAGAGCACCCGGGTAGGGAGTAGTGGTTACGCGACGAGCACGCCGTCAGTGACCGTGAGCGCAGTGATGAACAGGGTCTGCGTGATCGTCATGACCGAGTTAGCCGCAGGGGCATCCTTGCGCTGCTTACCAGCGATGAACGTCACCACGTCTGCCCTCTGGCCGGTCGTGAACGCCGTCGCGTTCGGAATGCCGTACCGAAGGTTGAGCTGTCCGGTAGTCCCCTCAGGCAGAGTCACCTGAGCCGAGCCCGTGGTCGTCGACAGAACGTACTTGACCTCAAGTGCCTCCGAAGACGTTCCGGGAGCAGAGAAGGTCTGCTTGAGAGTCAGACGCGGGTCATCGACAGTGTTCTCAGTGATGGTCCGGTTGAACCCATCTGGCGTGAACGAATAGGTGAGCGGGACGGACGTACCGCCGTTCAGAATCGCAACGGACAGAGCGTTACCGCTCGGCACGTAAGTGATCCGAAGGTTGCCATCTGCGGCGACTGACGCCGGGGCGACTTCCTGGGGCATATGTTTCTCCTTGAGGTTGCCCCCGGAGGACCGAGGGGTCGGGTACCCGCAGGCTTGCGGGAGTCTTTTGGGCACAAAAAAAGCACCCTGTTAGGGGTGCTTCCTTTGAGCGGATCAGGCCTTTACAAACCGATCCAAGTGGTTAGGCCCGTACCACCGGGCATGCTTAGTGTTGTTGCAATGGTCACAGCTCGGACGCATATTCGAGAGAGCATGGATGCCGCCCTTGCTGAGTGGTTTCACATGATCAACCTCGTCGAATGCACCACCGCACATCCAGCAAGCGTTCCCGAAGTATTCCATGCGCTCGGCCAACTGCTCGGTTGTAAAGGGGGTTACCCGCGCCGCCTTCTTAAGCGCACGGCGCGCATCCCGGTGCGCCTTCGCTCTCTCGGGGTTATCCAACTGCCACTTCTTATTGATAGCGATTAGCCGTTCGCGATTTTTCGACCAGTGCCTGCGACTTGCCGCAGAAGCCTTTTCAGGGTTTGCCTTCCGCCATTTGCGAGAGCGAGTGGCGGCCTTTGCGGCCGCGCTTGGATCCGCAGCTTTCCGCTCACGGGTGTATTCAGTCCAACATGGCGGGCATAGCGAATCTCGAGTGCCATAAGGGGAATTCCGCTTTATGTAGAACGTCTCAATAGGAAGGATTAGCTTGCAGCGTGTGCACGCCTTTTCGGAAGCCCTCCGCTTAGGGACGCGGACTAAGAGACCTTTTTTCACCAAACGTGCTTCGACGTTCAAGAAGACCACGCAGTCGCGGCAATACAGATGATGCCCATCTGGAGAAACAGATCGCTTGTGGAAATCCCCGATAGGCTTTTCCACCCTGCAGCGACGACAAATCTTGGTTAAGCTAGTCAAATCAATCCTCTTGATCAGGGTTGGTCACGCTCCCGGCCAGCTCTAACTGGTGCGGGAGTTTTTGCGTGCCTAGTTTAAACGCACGCACCGACAATTAGGCAGGGTCAGAGGTGAGATTGAACACGTCCACGCAGTAATAGAGCGGAGGATTTACGTCTTGGTCGAGTTGCACCGGCTGGGACGACACATGCCGGATCCGCCAGCACGCTCGAGCAGGAACGTTCGGCGTGTACCCGAGGAGCTTGTCGAACACATGCTCGGCAACGAACTGTGCCTGCTCAGCGGTCGTCCCAACACTGTGGAACGTCATCCCGAACGTCGCCGTACCCTGAGGCCCGGTGAGGCGCTGCTGAGTCCAGTCACCCGAGTCCATGAACATGGTTACGTACCGGTCAGGCCGGTCCGTCACCACACCCTGGAACGTCACGCCGGAGAGCACCGAGTCTTCACGGAGCCGCGCAAGAACAGCGTTCGCGTGTGCACGAATCGTCACAGACCAGCCTGCCTTTCCGCATCCTCAAGCGCCTTACTCAAACCCTCAACAAAGTCGCCCTGGTTCTCGGCAAGAGACGCCGCACCAGAACCCTTAGGGGCTGTCGATAGCGCCCCGTACTCGTTGATGAACACCAGCGAACCGGCACCACCAATCGCGGCACCAATCACCGACGTGATCTCGTTCGACCCGCCACCGAACAGGCGCGCGTTCGCACCAATGTCGAAGCCGATCGCAGCAGCACCACCAGGCGCAGAACCAGAGTTGGCAATCTTTGACTGCCATGCTTTCTTCACATTGATCGACGTGACCATGACCGCCTTACGAATGTTCTCGCCCGCGTTGTCCGGCACTTCACCCAGTTGGGCGGCGAGACGCGTCAGATCCGTGAAGTCGAACTCGATGCCACCAGCCATCAGGAAGTTACCTCGACTGCGAAGCGCCGCGCGGTCCGGTACGAGCCCACAGACGGCCCCTCCACACGCGCCACAACACCAGGCAGGCCGGGGTCAGTAAGTGACTCCGTAAATCTGATGATCATGTCCTTGCTGATGCCAGAGGAACTGTCGATGGGGAACGAAACAGTGGAGGACTGCTCGACGAGCTGCTGAGATGCCGCATCCACCTGATTAGCTGCCGTGTTACCCGCCTTGAACTTGCACTTACCGGTGTAGACCGGCGTGAACAGCGGCGTGTACTCACCCGTCGTTTCATCAAGAACGCTGCCAGCGGAGAGCGTGCCTACCTCGCAGGTGTCCGTCATCAGCGATTCAGCCTCTGAACGAAAGCCAGACAGAGCAGCAAGAATTTCTTCGCCGAGGCTCATATTCCGTCGCCCTCAAAGATTGGCGACCCGGCTAGGTCTGTCCCGCAAGAGCAGTAGGTTGCGCCGAAGAAAAGGGTGCACCAGGGAAGATGCCGGGTGGCAGTTCCAACAGTGTCGATGGAGTACGCGCCGCTCTCAGGCTCGAGTAGCCCCAGAAGGGCCCAGAACTCGTCGACAATGGTGACGCGACCCTTGCCAGACTGGTAGGTCTTCGATGTGGATGCATCGTCGACCGCAATTGTCACCTGAGTTGCATCGTCTGGCTTCTTGATATGAGCCACTACGACTTCGCGGATCACGTAGTCGAGGCGTGCTTGATCAAGAAACATATCCGGCGCGATCTTTGCGCGCCGCACTTCAACCAGCATGTAAGCGTCTTCAACCCACATCTGCCACTGCTGGTACATCACAGAAGCAGGTTCGGGGGCGGCCTGCCCAAGAGCAACCGCAAGCATTTCTGGCGTCACAGACATGACCGCCCCCTCCTAGCTATTCGGACTTCTTAGGACGACCAGGAGCACGCTTCGGCTCAGCGTCCGCGCTCTCCCACCCATCCGAGAACCGGTCGTCCTTGCTGTCATCGACAGATACAACGACGCCGGTGGAGGTGTTCTTGAATCGGCTCATCAGACGTTCGCAACCTTGTCCACAACCGTCGCGAACCCATCGAGGTCCATGATTCCCCAGCCGTAGACAACCTCAGTGCGCAGCGCGATCTGGTTCTGACGCTTGAGGTCGCCCTGACCGTCAGGGTCACCGAACTGGATGACCTCGACGGGGATGTCCTTCTGGACGCCCCAGCGGAACAGGTCCCACTGGCCGAGGATCGCCTTGACGCCGGTGTTAGCCGAAGCTTCGGGCGTGCCGGAAACGGTCGACGTCGAGAAGGCGTTGAGGCCCTCGAACGAGGTGATGTTCGAGCCGAAGCCAAGCTCCGGGTACTTCTTGCGGCCGTCGGCGTACCGGGCAGTGGCAATCGTCCACGCATACGTGGGGTCGAAGACGACACCGTTCGGGACGTATCCGTCAGCGATGATCAGGCCGGCAGCCTGCTCCATGACGAGGTCCGCCGTCGTCAGGGTAGCCGTGGTCAGCTCCACCGAGTTGGTCGTGGTGCCGATACGGTCGCCAGCAACGATCGACGCAGCGGCAGTACCTGCAAGCGGGTTGATGCCATGGAAGGCACCCAGGTCGAGGGCGCGGGCCAGGGCGGTTCCAGCCTCATCGGCCAGGGCAGTGAGAATACCGAGCTGGTAGTCCTCGTCAGCCCACTGGACTTCCTGGTTGAAACGCTGCGTCACCTGGAACTTGTGAGGGGTCACAACCTTGGTGCCGAACGTGGTCGTGGTGGAGGACTTCTGTGCGCCTTCCCCCACGAGTTCCGCGCGGGGTCGACCGGTGAGGGTCATGTGGGTGACCTGGCCGAACTTCTGCGGCTCGGAGCCGGAAAGAGCAGCAATGCCGGAACCCTGAGTGGCCTTGGCGAAAAGGCCGTCAGCGATGTTGACGGGCAGGGTCAGCCCGGAGGTGGCGAGAATTGCCATGATTCATCCTTAGTTTGAGTCGCCAGAACCAAACAGCTTGCCGACAAAGTTTCTGTTCGGATCGCCGGGGTTCAGAGGCGAGTTGCCTTCTTTGGGGACGACCAGCGGATTGCTGGTCTGAGATCCCCGAAATGCGATGAGCGCATCCGCTGACGCCTCAAGTTCCTCCTGGGTGCTGCCCGAAAGCAGGTTCACAGGGATGCCTTTGGCGGCAGCCACATTGGCGCGAAGTACCCCGGACTTCAGCTCGGCGTTCTCACGTCGCAGCGTCTCGGTTTCTTCGGCCTGCTTCTCAGCGTCCGTCTTGTCGCGGTCCTCGTACTCTTTGAGCTTCTTGACTGCGGCGGCGTGAGCTTCGCGCTCAGCTTTCAGTGCGGCAAGCCCCGGTTCGCCCAGCGGCGCATCTGCGGTCGGCGGGACCGGCGCTTCGGGGGTAACGGGAGCATCAGAGACGGGGGCGGTTGGCACGTCGGACATCGGAGAGCCTTTCTTGGATGCGGCATCGCGCCGCGCGGATCCCGTTGACCATCGCGGTCACGGAAGACTGTGGTTATTCGCCGAAGTTGTCTTTGAGGTACTGGCGCAGTTCGGCACGCTGTGCAGGAGTTCTTGAGCGGCGTGAAGCCTTGTACTGGATCGCCGAAGCTTCTGGTCCCGACTCTCCTGTGCGGAATACCGGTGCCGCCGTGCAATGGCAGTTCGGGTGGCTGGCAAAATGGACCGATGCTTCCCTGTAGACGGCACCACGGGAGGCCAGCATTCGACAGAACGCGCAGCCGCCTGAGGTAACCCGTTTCCAACCGGTGGCCTGAGGATCCTGCTGCCGGTTCGTAGTGATCGTGTCCCGAAACGGGCGCGCAGACTCGAGCTGCACAATCTCGGCAAGCCGATCAGGAGTTGCAGCGTCCTCACCCACGAACAGAGGTTCGGCTGCCCAGGCGATCCCACGACGGATCTTTACAACACGGTCATTGATCACCGAGGTCGTCACATACGACTGAGCAACCCCAGCGCGTTCTCGCTCATCGTCGTAGAAATCAGCCGCAAGAGCAGCCGAACCCTCCGCGTAATACCCGATCACATCCGGTACGCCGTCAAGAAGCTGCAACCGCCGCGCCTCGGGTGAACCCGAAGTGCTCGCGAACAACCTTTGCGCCGTGGACACAGCGGACGACGTCAGAAGCAGCAGAGCCGCCCTAGTTTCAAGCGGGGACGGCATCAGGCACCGGAGTGACCGTGGGAGGCGCTGCAGGAGCCGTCAGGGCAGCCAGGACAGCACGCCCAGCCGCTTTACGCTTGTCAGCAAGAGCACGCTTAATCTGCTGCTCGTCGAGCCCCAGGAGCTCAAGGCCAACCTCAGTGTCCGCAAGCCACGGCACAGCACCAATCTGCTTCGCACCGGCATCAGCAGCCGCAGAACGCGAAATGTACCGAGCGTCCCGCCACTTCGGCTGAATCCCAGACCAGTCAGCCGGCACAGCGGACATTCCATTCTGGATAGCCAGTGCGCGCACCACAGTGCGACGAACAGCCGGCGACCAGTTATCAGTCGTCGTCTCAGCCTCAGAAATCAGGTTCTGGCTCCCAGCAAGGTACGAATCACCACTCGTCGGGTTAGCCATATCCGTCAGCGCAAAGTCAGCGTCCCCAAGGTCCGTCTCTCGGGCCATCAGCTTTGCCAACGTGTTTAGGTCAGCCAGATGCGGTGACGGTGACTCAGCCGCGAACTGCTTTACATCAGCGCGTGGGTTGCGTGACAGTGGGTCATCGTCATCCGGGATACCAAATGCGCGTCCCAGAGCGACCTGCCACGAGTCCTTGATGGTGCCATCAGCGTTCTTGAAGATCGTTTCGTCGGCACCCAGCAGAATCATTTTCGGAATCGTGTAGATGTCCATGTGCGCCTCGAGACGAACCAGGGCACGGAGTGCAGCATCTTGCAGACCCATCGCGGGCCGCGTGATCCTCGATTTACCCATCCGACGCGACGAACGGGGACCATAAACCATCGGCTCAGCGGGAACACCCCAAGTGTGGGGCTGCTTGTTCACAGCCCATCCATCAGCGGCCTTCTCGGCGCTGATCGTCAGGTTGAACAGGTACAGAACAAAGCCGGTGATCTTGTTGCCGTCACGAGCTGTCACTGAAAGCAGGTTGTCAAGCTTGCGGGTACGCACATTCCAGTCGCCAGTGGCGTTCAGGGCGTCCTTCGAGTGGATCAACGCCTTCGGCTCACCGGCAGAACCAGCGGTGGTGATCAGGTAAGAGACACCGTGCAGGAGCGAATCGGTCTCGCCCTGGTTCGTCTCCGAAAAAAGCAAGTTGTCCTCTGCGAGCTCCTGCATCCCTAAAGAATCAAGATCGCCCGTAGGCCAAACCATCTTCTCAAGGTTGCAGCGACGCGCAAGCCCATCGACACCCTTAGCCGTCCACCCAAGAGCGAGCCCCAAGCTGGCGTACTGCGGAGGGATGACAGTCCCGATCTGCCGGACTGCACGCCGGCCGTCGTAATACGAAGAACGGAGCAGATTTCGCGGAGTCTTCGCATCCAACTGCTCAATCAGGTGGTTCAGCACAGCGTTCTCGTCGTCAGACAACTGTTTGAGGGTCAGCTTGTCGCTCAAAGAATCACCGCCGTCCTAGATCCAGTCCGCCTCGACGGACGGATTACGTTGTCATTCTGAGCGCCCCAAAGAGCAAGGGTTTCCGCCACAATCGGGGAGATATTCGAGGTGGCGTCCTTGCGGTTCCACGCCCAGCCACCAGACAGTGGCCGTTTTGTGGCAAGAGACAAAGCGACGTTGGTCTGTTGCTGGTCAGTATGCGAAACGGTCCGGTCATAAATACCGTCGTAGAACTTCGCGCAAGCGATAGCCATATCCCGCCCCTCAGCCGCCGCGAGCGTCACGAGCAGGTCGGTCCCGATCAGGAAGTGCCTATCCCCGCGCTTCTCGACCAGACCGGACATCTCGTCAGCCACGATCGCGTGCAACCGGTTCTTCGCAGCCTTATCCACCGCGTAACCGATAATCCAGTCAACCCCGTTGCGCATTTCGTCCAACTCCACATGCCAACGACCATCAGCACGCTTACCGGCAAGGCCTACAGCAGCCCACTTACGTCCCGGTGGCACCTCGAGCGACAACGTAAGCCGCTCGATTGGCATGGACGCAGGATCGGCCTGCCGTTTCCACGTGACCTCATCAATAACGCGACTAGAAGTAACCGCGTCCCAAATCCCAAGCGCCTCCCGCTTGAAAGAATCCTCGTCCGTGAGGTTCTCCCGCATCCGCTCCATTGACTCCACAGGAGTCCGGGATGGGAAGGACGGGTTTGCTTTCGACCACTGCTTGCGATCATCCGGGTCAGCATCCTCGTCGGCAGAGAACTCGACATAGACCATGTTCGGCGCAGTACCGTCCAGCGCTTTCTTGCGCCGGTTCGTGAATTCTTCGCCAGGGTCAGTTGGGCGCGGTGGCGTGCCCATGAAGAACAGAAGCGCACCAGCTTCTTGCCGCGACTGGTTAGTCGCAGCAACCATGTCCTCGAGCGCCTTCTCGGTGAGAATCTGCGCCTCATCGAACACCTCTATGTCGACCTCGTCGAAACCACGACCAAAGCCCTGCTCCCGAGCTCCGAACATGATGATCGAACCGTTACGGAAGCGGATTTCCTGCTCACCATTCGTGTTCCGTGGGTCAAGCATGTACGGCTTGATCTTTTTCTTCGAAGTCATGCCCTTGAGCGACCCGAAAGTCTTAGAAGCGGTACGGGTGCGGTGGGCACTCCACAAAACCGTCAGCCCAGGGTGAATGATGCACAGAGCGATCACGATCATGCCGACGATGAACGTTTTGCCGACCTGTCGGGGGATCGAAAGGACGACACCACCTACCGTGGCCGCGTACTTGCCGTCCTTGCGCTTCCCGAGGGAGATAGAGCCGATTCCATGCTGCCACGAATCGAAAGTGACACCCATTTTCTCGCACTGAGCAACGACGCGGGGCCAAGCCGTCGTCACAATCCCTTTCGGGATATTCACGTGCCGTGCAGCCTCAGATAGCCGCGGCGTCGAACTCCCCATCGCCGACTTCGGCATAACCGCCTGCCTCCTGCGCCTCACGCAAATCGATAGCCGCGATTTCCTTGCTCAGCTCCTGCAGCCGGCGCGACAGAGCAGCAAGGTCACGGGGCGGGCAGTTTGCATCCTGCACAGCCTCAGCAACACGAGTCCGAAGCGAGGCAAGGAGCTCCCTCTGCGAACCACCCTCCGCTGCCTCCAGAACGGAGAGCGCCCGAGGCGGCTTGACCGGAATATCAGCATCCGTGACCGCTCTGATATTTCCATTTCGAGTAACAGACATGGTCACCACCTTGTGGAAAAATGAACGGAGGGGGATCGTCTCTATCCCCGGAGGGATTTTCAGAGGCGGTTTGGGGGGACCTGGCCCTGGTCTACAACCAGAAGCTAACTCAATCGATTGATTTGGATGCGGTATATGGCGGCTATTTGAGTGCGCCGGAACGCCTGATGGTGGGGGCATAGGCGCGAGCCCTCTTGGTGCTGTTGCATGTGCGGTGTGCGGCTGCTTTGTTGCTGATGTGGTCGGCCCCTCCGCGTGCTAAGGCTTCGATGTGATCGACGACGAATGACATTGGGTCGAGGTAGCCGAGCGTGTAGTCGATGGGTTGGCCGCAGATGTGGCATGCAGCTCCGGTTGCACGGATGCGAGCACGGTCACGCTTGTCTTGTGCGCTGCCTCTGCCTTTATTGCTCACGATCTACCTGCCATTCGTAGAGCGGTGCACCGTGCCCGTCGTATCCGATTGGTCTCATGCCGGTGTCGGGCCAGGGGCATCCGTGGTCGCGGCTGATGATGCCTGCGAACATGGGTTGCTCCGGGGTTAGGGGATTTGGGTGAAGCTGATGGAGTCGTATTCGAAGACGGCGTCACCGTTTTCGTACATGCCGATGTAGGCGTTGGACGATGAGGGTGTGGCGAAGGTGGTGCCGGTGGTGAGTACGAATGCCCCGTTGACGTAGAGGGATACGGCGGTGGGGTTGGCTGTGGTGCGGACGATCTCGATGAGGTCGCCTGTTTGTGGGGTGATGGTGGATACGCCGGATGCGCCTCGGGTTGATGCGCCGCCTCCGAGGGTGGGGATTTGGAAGAAGGCGTAGACCATGCTTGAGGTGGATGCGCGGAGTCCGAGGTAGTAGAAGTTGGATCCGTCTGCGGTGGATTCGAATGCGGGGCCACCGGATGCGACTCCTGCTGCGGTGGGTGCTGCTCCGAGCTTGATGGCGTATTTGAATCCGCCGGATGCGGAGAGAGGTGCGGTGACGATATTGAGTGCGCGGCCTGTGGTGGCGGATGCGTCGGTGGCGTAGTTCCGTTTGACGAGTCCGGTGGGCAGGATGTCGAGGGTGTGGCTGATTGGTGCGAGCCAGGTTTCGCCTGTCTCTGCTGTCTGCCCGGAGAGTGCGCTGGAAGTGCGGTCGAAGTTGTCGACGATCTGGCCGGGGACGACGAGGGCTGCGGCTGATTGGATACCGATGTTGCCGGCGGCGTCCATTGCGGCGATGGTGTAGCTGTACCGGGTGCCGTTGGTCAGGGCGCTGTCCGCGTAGGTGAGCACGTTTCCCACGGTGGTGACTGCTGTGCCGTCTCGGAAGATCCGGTAGTTCGTCACTGCGACGTCGTCGGTGGCCGCAGACCATGTGAGCAGCGCGCTGGCTGGCTTCGGCTTCGCGCTCAGGGTGGAGACACCAGGGGGTGTGGTGTCTGCGCCAGTCGACGCGGTCGGGGTGACTGCGTTGGACGCAGCGGACTGCGCGGACGTGTTGTTGGAGGGGTCTCGGGCGGCGACCTTGAATGACACTGCTGTGCCGGCCGGGAGCGACGTGGCGGTGTAGTTGGTCGCCTGGGTCGTTCCGATGGCGTTGGTGTAGCCGTCAGCGGACGAGTACACAAGGTAGGTGATAGGCGCGTTGGCGTCTGTGGAGGCTGCCCAGGTGAGCGATGCTGACGTGGTGCCGGCGGTAGCGGTGGGTGTGCCAGGGACGGTCGGCGGGGTCGTGTCGGCGAGGACAAGGGCGGCCTGGGGCGTGTTGATGATGCCGAGCTGGCGTGCGATCGCTTCGGCCATGAGTGCGTGGCCGGCGTCGAGCATGTGGATTTTGTCGGCGTTCATGAGGCCGAGGGTGTCGGTGCCGTACTGGGTGGAGGGTGCGACGCCGAGCGGGTAGAAGTAGCTTGAGATGTCGACGTTGAACACGTTGCCGAGGGTCTGGGTGGCAGCGAGTTCGTCTTGTGCCCGTCCGTACTGAGCCCAGGTGTAGGTGCGCCCGGTGACGTCAAAGCGTTCGTGTCCTTGGATGAGGACGTGGATGTGGGGTGCTGTGAGTTGCGCGTCGATGGAGTCGATGACGGACTTCAGGTTCGCCTTGTAGGTGGCCGGGGCGACGTTGGCTGCGTAGTCGTTGGAGCCAACCCAGTGAATGATGACCCGGGGGGCGATTGCGACGGTTTTGGTGATGGTGGTGCTGTCGGCGTAGTTGCTTGACGTGTTGCCTGACACTGCCCCGTTGTAGAACTGGATGCCACCTGCGGTTGACGGGGTGGTGTCGAGTGTTCCGATGGTCTGCTCGGTTGTCCCGGATGGTGCAGGGTATGCGGACTGGATTGCGACGAGGAGCCGGTTGACGACACGGTTTGCGACGGTGGTGGCGGTGGACCCGGCGGGGGTTGATGAGCCGAGGATGACGAAGCGGCACGGGGTCACCGCGCGGAGCACAAGGTAGTCGCGGAGTGCTCGGGGTGCGGAGTCTCCGTAGACGGTGTTTTGTGTGCCGCGGCGCGGGACTGACATGTGTTGCCCCTTACGCGGTGATGACGCAGCGGTACTGGCCGGTGGTGGGTGTGGTTGCGAACCCGAGTGTGAGTGTGTTGACTCCGGTGACGATGACGTCGGCTTCGACGAGGACGAAGCTGTTGGCCGTGCTGGTGTCGTACACGGCGACCGTGATGTCGGTGGTGCCGAGGCTGTGGGTGATGGTGACTGTGGTGCCGGTGGTGGGCACGTTGGTTGCGTACCGTTTGGCGAGGCCGCTGGAGGTGGGGTCGACGGCGAATGTGCTGCCGGTGAGGGTTAGGCCGGTGCCTGCGGTGTAGGTGGTTCCGCCGGCTGCTGCGACAAATACGAGTGCCGAGCTACCCACGGTGGGGTTCTGGGTGGTCTGCGTGTAGGTGGCGTTGGCGTTGGTGGTCCCGGACGTGACCTTGACGGTGGCGTTGTTGAGGTCGGTCGTTGCATCGGCGTCGGTGGCGCGTGTGGGTGCACCGCTCGAGGCGACGACGTAGATGCCATTTTCGGTCTGTGTCGTCTGGTCTTTGACGAGGATCCGGTCGCCAGTTGCGAGGGTGACACCGTCGATGACCTGCCCGGCGGCGTAGGCGGTTGTGAGCGCCCCGTTGGTGGTGGTCGCGGCGCGGACTTCGTCTTTCCAGGACAGCCCGTTGACTTTGTCGTCAACGTACTGACGGTTGGCGGCGTCGGTCGACGCGGACGGCGATGCGAGGTTGACGATTCGCTGGTTGTTGACGTCGAGGCCAAGCAGGAATTTGCGGGACATGGTGGCTCCTAGATGAGAACGACTGACCCGCTGATTGGGGTGGGGAACGTGGCTGTGAAGCTTGTGGTGGTTGCTGTGTAGTCGGTGTCGAAGGGTGCACCGTTGGTGTCGTAGAAGACCGGCAGCGGTCTGCGTCCGAGGCCGTGGGTGATCGCGACCGATGACTGGTTGGCGATCGTGTAGGTGGTTCCTACGTGCACAGTGGGGATGATGATGGGTTCGCCGACTGACCCGTCGAACTGTTCACTGATGGTCAGTGTGAGGTCGGTGCTGGTGGGCTGCACTCGCACTGTGTAGGCAGTTGATGCGGTGGCCCTGTAACGCTCCACTGTGACGTCGTACGCGAACCCGGTGTACGTGTTTCCGCCGCCGTCACGCCATGTCTGGTCGGTGACGGGGACGGGGATGACGTCGGGGTTGCGGAGCTTGTCGGGGAGTGGAAGGAATTCGGTGCCATCTGACCAGACGAGCCGGCTGGTTCCTTGGAGGACCAGTTTGACGGTGACGAACGTGGTCGTTTCGATGCCGGTCGAGGAGAGGCCGTCGTCGATGATCAGGTTGCAGATTTGGACGTCTGAGGGCCAAAGCGCCATGACGTCTCCTACGTGGTCGGTTTTGCGCCTTCGCGCAGGAGGATGTATTCGCGGGACGGGTCGATATTCCATCCGGCGGGTGGTGTGGATTGCAGTAGTCGCGCCGTTTTGGTGACACCGTTTTCGATGACGGTGAGATTGGCGGGCTGGATGGTGTTGGGGACGCCTGCGTAGTTCCAGGGCAGGTTGATGACCAGTGCGCCTTTGTTGCGGCCTTGGTAGCCGACGTCGTTGACGGTGTTGTTGCGGTAGGTGAAGGTGGCTTGTGCGCCTTCGGTGATGTTGGAGGCGACGGTGAAGTGGGCGGCGTTCCATTCGCCCCAGTCGACGGTGATGGTGTTGCCTTCGATGAGGTTGTCGCCGAGCCAGTTTTCGCCGTTGATGCCAGAGAACCGTTGCCCGGATGCCATGACGACGTTGGCGTTGTGGGCGATGGTGTTGTTCCTGTAAGTGATGTTCCGAGAGCTGTTGGCGTAAATAGCGCCTGAGCCAGCGGAGGAGTTGGTGACGCCGGATACGAGCGAGTATTGGAAGGTGCTGTTTTCGACGACGACGTTGGTGCAGGCGTTGATACTGATGGCGGATCCAGCGACTCGTTTGCCGGTTGCGGTGTCGCGTCCGTCTGAGAGGATGCCGCGGACGGTGACGTTGTTGGCGCGGAGGAGGTTGACGCTGATGGTTTCGCCGGTTGCGGGGTTGTTGCCGGAGCCGCGGGAGACGCCGAGGAAGTCGACGTTGTCGAGCATGGGTTTTTCGCCGCCGTAGACGATGAGGCCGGCCCGGTTGAGTGGGGTGCCGTTGAGTACTTGTTCGGCTCCGACGATGATGAGGTCGGCGACGAGGGTGGGTGTTTGCGGCCCCGACTGTAGCTCGTTGGACCCGAGCCTGACGGCGGTTCCTGCGTTTGCGGGCGGCATGGGCCCGGTTTTGAACGAGTTGGGTGTTTGTACCCACCGTGTGAGTTTCTTGCCGTCTGCGTCGAGTGTGCCGCGGGCCCCTTGAGCTTTTTTGGACAGGATCGAGTAGCCGGAGTGTGCGTTGCCGCCGAAGCTGAAGTCGCCGGGGGGGAACACGACGACAGCGTTGCTGGTCATGCGGGCAAGCACGGTGTCGATGCTTTCCCCGGGCTGGGGGTTGAGTGATGCCCAGGTGATTTCGGGAAGCACGGGCCGGGTCGTCTGGCTTGCCGCGCCGTAGGTGGCGGTGGTTGTTTCGCCGGCGATGTTGACCGTGACGGTCGCCATGTCAGCCGTTGTAGATCAGGGTGGATACGGGCGCGGCTTTGTCATCGGAGACGAGCTTCCACACGCGCGACGTGGAGTCGGTGATGGTGACGGGGAACACGATCTGCCCGGTGCCGGTGTCGCCGCCGACGGTCGCGGTGACGGTCTGGATGTGTCGGTCGGTGGTGACGGTGAGGACCATGGGCGTCTGGGTGGTGTCGACGCTGAGCTTGGTGGCCATGGTTGCTCCTTGGTTGGTTCCGCTGTTCGGACGCCGGTTGCAATGTGTCGCCGGTTGGGCGCTGTTCGGTGTGTGTGCGTCGACATGCGGAAGTATGAGGTGGGCAGAGGCTTGCGGACGGCTTGTGGCGTTCCGCATTTGAGCGTGCCCATGTGGTGTGTCGGCGTTCTTCCGGCACCACGCCGGTCAATGAGGCATCCCAGCCTGCGCCTTACCTCACCCGATTGCGTCGGGGAGCTTAAAACAGAAAATGGCCCGATCCGAAGACCAGGCCATTTCTGCGAGTAGAGACACTACTGCGGTAGTGGAGCCAGTTTAGGGCTGCGAGTCCGCAACTGCAAGTGCATCTTTGCGCGCGTCGTCGGCAAGGTTCGCCATGTAGCGCAGCTCCCTCAGGCCGGGCTCCTCAGCGGGCCCAGTCACACCGTGCCACTCCTGGTTGCAGTTGGCACATTTCGCCGAGACGCGCGTCCAGTTGATCTTGATTGCGAACCGTTCGTGCTCATCGATGACGACCCGTCGCGCACCGCACATGGGGCAGGATTCTTTGAACTCGTCGACATTGTCTGGCTCAAACTTGTTCTCGATCATCCGAACCCATGACTCGACAGTTCTGACGACATCCTGTTCGGCCTCGAATGAAATGTGCCCATCCCGAACCAGGTCGGAATGGGCACTGTGCCAGGCGATCAGCGAGGGGACGAGTTCTCTGCGCCTGTATTCGAACTTCAGATGCCGTGACCACAGCGACAGGTGGTCGCTTATCTGCCCCAAGATCTCGAGCGCATCCGCATCGATTGGCAGGCCGGGGTCTGATGAGCCGCCGTTTTTGGTTCCACCGGGGACGGTCATCAGGGTTTCTATCAATGATGGGTGCTCGACCGACTCGACTCGCAGCCATTTGCCATCCGAGTCAGGGATGGGTGTGTGCTCCATGCGCGGTTTGGTGAGCCTGTCGATCGCTTCGGTGAGTCTCAGCTCCAGTTCACTTGTCATGCGTGCGTGACCTCCATGTGTTCGTCGTAGTCGTCGGCGGCTTGCTCTCTGGACGCACGGTGCACACCAACCCAAGGGCACTGGTCGCATTCGGCAGTGAACGTGAAATCCTCCGGGATGACGTTGGCGAGCTCGACGCTGCCGAAGTCGCCGTTGATCGGGTGCTGGTTACTGGTCTCGTAGCTCATGACACTTTCTCGTTGCATTCGTTTCGATGATCGGATGCGCCGGGACAGCGCTTCCATCCGCACCTCGGGCACAACGACATCCATGAGTGCCAGGACAGCGACTCGGCAAAGGATGACGACGCGGTCGGCTTTGGGATTGAGTCTCGCCAGGGAGGCCCGCAAACCTGGCATGTACAAATCGAGTAAGGCGTCCGGCGACTTGCCTGCGCTAGTTCGTCGCCTGCGGCGGCTTGCACGTCTCCGAGCGTGTCGTTCGGGGTCAGGGATGCGTTATCGCCCAGATCATCGTTGCGGGTCATGCGCGTCCCCTCCGTAAAGCTGCATTCTCGGCCTCCAGTTCGGCTATGCGCGCTTCCAGAGCAGCACGGGGGATGGCAGGCTCTTTCGGCTCGGGGGCAAATTTCATGTCGCGCGTGTATTTGACAGCGGAACGGCCTGTCTTGACGGACTTGACTTTCAGTTCAATGCCCCAATTTTGGCGACCGAAGATTTGCTCCTCAGAACCAATATCGGTTACCTCCCAGAGCGCGCCCGAACTAGACCACTTGCTGACGATGATGTCGCCAACCTTGACTTCCTTTTCGAGGTTCTTCAAAACGGCATCTCCTCATTGCTCGGTGCCCACTGATCGACAGCCGGCTGCTTCGGAGGCGCAACCTGCTGGTCCTGCACGCGCGCCTTGTTCAACGACCGCTCCACCGAGTGTCGCTGGTTGCCTTCCTTGTCTGTCCAGTCGGAGATCTTGTCCCCATGGAACCCAGACACCTTCACCGGCTGCCCCTCCGACAACCCATGCTCGTTGTCGAACCAGCACGACCAACGAGTTTTGAACTCCTTGCCGTTCGAGTTCGACACCTCAGTCACCTCGGCACCCTTGCCCGAGTAGAAAACCCGCGTCACTGTGCCCTGAATGTTCGTGATAGCCATCAAGCAGCCTTTCGTTTAGCGCGGCTGTACGCCGCAATCTGATCTTCCAGAGTCGGATCGAATGCCAACCCGGGATGTTCCGCCATGTGCGCGTACAAACGCTTCTCGTACGAGCTCAAGTGGTTGAAGTGGACGGTCGCGAGGAACATGGCAAACGCCACGTCGGAAGTGCTCACGGTCGCCGCCCCCTGTACCCGACCGCATCAAGCTGCCGGTTGTACGCAGCAACTTCAGCAGCCCAGTTCTGCGGGTCGTTCCATGCCGCCTCGAGGGCCCGCATGTTGTCCGGCTTCGGTGCAGGATGCTCAACCCACGCCGCCTTCAGCTCACGACCCTGCGAACTGTCCTCCTTGATCCGGGCCACGTTCCGCCGAATGTGCGCCGGCTGCAAGTAGTCGGTCGACTCGCGCCTGTGCATCGACACAGCCTCAATAGCCATGTCGAAGTCCAGGTCACCGATCGATGCTTCCCATTCCTGCAACACCAGCTTGTCCACGTCCCGGTTGTCCCCGAGCTTCACTTTCGCCACTACGGCGGCAACCTGCTGAATGTTCACTGCTCCACCGCTCTCTGCTCGTTCAGCAACTCGCGCCCCATCTCGAGGACGTCGAATGCCTGCTGCGTTTTCGTTCGACGCTGGTATGCCGGGGCAGGAGACGTGCCCTGCCGTTGCTGCGCGTATTCGGCTTGCTTCCGGAGCCAGTTGGTGAACCCGGTATTCCAGTTCTTCAGCCGGCGCATCGTCCGTTTGGCGTGCTCCGCGAATCTCTGAGCCTGAACATCGGGGTCCAAATGCAGGGATGCCGCCTTGTCCCGGTGCCCTTGATTTGGGTGCCAGTCGGCTGGGATGAGGGTGCCTTCTTCGTCGGGCGATTCATCGCCAGACAAAAGGATTTGCTTGTCGTGTAGTGCAGTGACGTGTAGTGCAGTGACGTGGTCCGCGGAATCCGCGCGGATTCCGTCTGGATTCCGTGCGGAATTCGGCTCCTCTTCCTCTTGTTTCCGGGCCTTACGCTCCCGGTCGCGGCGGAGGTGCCTGCCGATTTCCTCTGCACTCTTGTTCCACTTCAGGTAGCTACGTACCTCGTACCCGCCGTCTACGCGCAACAGAAGCCCCACCTTCGTGAGAGTTTCGATGCGTTTGCCGACGTCCCGAAGCCCAATCCCGACCGCGTGACGCATCTGCAATTCGGAGATGAAACCGTCCGTGTCGCCCGTTGCGAGGAAGGAGAGGCACCGTACGAAGAGGAGTTCGGCATGCTCTTTCGCTTCGAGGATTGCGTCATCCAGAAAGTAGTTAGCGGCGAGTGGTGTGTACGGTCCGTGCGATTTGGGTCTCGCCATGTGGTTCTCCCCTCATGCGGCTCTCCTGATCGTGACGACGATGCAGGGTTTCTCGGCGTAGTGCTTGTGCGCGGATAGGTCGACTACTTGCCCGTCGTCTTTCCACACACCTGATTTGGTGATGCTGTCGAGCACTGCCCTCGAGAGTTTGTCGACGTCAGGGGGCACTGATGGTCGGGCGCGTTTGACGGTCCTGGGCCTTGGCATGTGGAAGTCGAGGCGGATATGTACGGGATCCTTGCCGAACCCTTCACGGCCGGCTAGGGCGCGTTCTGCGGCGTCCTGGACTGCTGCACGCCACAGTCGGGTGCGCGGGTTCGCCTCAACAAGACGGCCCCGCATGAGGCTCTTAGAACCTTGCGGGGCCGCGACACCTTCGATGGTGAAGGACAGTATTTCGACTGTCTCGGACTCGTCAACTAGGTGCATTGGTGGTTGCTGCTTTCTTGTATGCGTCCCGGATGACGCTGAGTACGTCGTCTGGTGCGCCGGCTCCGGATGCTGCTGTGCCGAGTGCGGCGATCGCGTCGATGTCTGTTCCGGCGAGCTTGAGTTCTGCAGCCCAGTCGCGTGTGGGTGCGGCTTCTGTGAGCGGCTGCACTGTGTAGCTGGCGCGTTTGCCGCGGGTGACGGTGAGTGCGAGGCTGAGTGGTTTGTCGATGTGGGAGAGGTGGCTGATTTTGATCCCGCCGACGACTGATCCGCCGAAGCGGACGGTGGGGTCGCCGACGAGGGTGAGTCTCCTGCCGGCGTAGGTTGAGGACTCTTTGCCCCATGCCTGGACGAGCACCCGCCGCATGCTTTTCGACGGTTTGTAGGGTCGTCCAGGGAACTCGGCGAGGTGGATTTCGACCGGCTGCTCATCGCTGCCAGCCTTGACCTCGGTGACTGTCACTGTCTTGGGGCCGGCCTGGTAGTCGTCGTAGTTTTGCTGGTCGGAACGTGGTGCGGTGGTTGCGGAAATGTCCATTAGGCGATCTCGATGTCTTGGAAGTGGTCAACGTAGGGCGCAGCGGGTGCGTTGCCAACGGCGGCTTTGTAGGTGGCGATCATCTGTGCCGCGTTGGCTTCGAAGTTGCGGATCGCGGCTTTGATGGCGTCGCGCCATTCGAGGTCGGGGTAGACCCGGATGACGAACAACGGAAATCCCTGGCAGTAAGACACATAGTCGAACCAGTCGCGTTCGAGGATGAGCATCAGCGTCTGAATCTGTGCCATGTTCTCGGCCGGCACTGTGTTGCTGAGGATCGTGCGCAGGTGGGTCTTCGGGCGGCGGCTTTTTATCTCGATGCCTCCCTGCTCACCTACGAGCCCGTCTGGTGACCCGCCAAGTTTCAACCCACCGATGTCCCGTACGGCGAACCCGATTTCGTGAACGGGTGCGAACTGCTCCCGGTACAGGTCGCGAGCTAGCGGCTCGTTCATGGTCCCGAGCTGCATGTCGAACGATGGGTGCACGTAGTCGACGTGTCCGGTGATCCTTTCGGCGACGAGTGTTTCGGTGAGTCCGCGTGAGGTGTCGTTGTTGGCGACGTCGAGTTTGGGGGTGAGGAGTTTCCCGATTGTGGATGCGGTGGGTAGGCCGCATCGTGCCTGCAACCATTGGTCAGATCCTTGCTCGAGCTGGTCGAAGATTTGCAGGCTCATCGTCGTGCCTCGAGTTCGCGTCGTGCGGCTTGGAGTGCGTCTTCGTATGACGTGCCCGGGTAGAGATCCTGGATTTCCTGCGATCTTTCGAAGACGTCGGACTCGTAAGCGGCGTCAGTCATCGTTGTCTTCTTTCATTGGGTGTCTAGGTCCGCGTCCGTCGTGGCACCATTCGCGCTTGTTGCCGTTGGGCAGGACGCAGTTGGTGCCAGCTGGTGCGTTGCAGATCCAGCAGGGGTAGTTGCGGGGTGCGAACGTGTGCGGGATGTGGGTATCGGTGATGCGGATGCTCATGCGTCGTCCTCGTCTTCGTGGGCGTGCTCCACGAAGTAGATGCGTGCGCCTTCCCACTTGCGTTCGAGAGCCATTGCTTCTTCGGTCTTCATGCGCTCTGCTGTTCCCGTCGTTGGTTGCGTGCGTGGTAGGCGTTGGAGTATTCGTAGGTGCAGGCGCGGCATCGGCAGCGGTAGTTGTTGTAACCGTTTTCGGTGCCGTGGACGTGTGATGGGATGGGCCGGCTGATGCGTCGCTGGCGTCGTGCGGCTACGGCTTTTGCCCATGCTTGGCGGCAGTGGTCGCACCGGCAGTGGAGGTTGTTGTATGCGTTCTCGGTGCCGTGCCTGGGGTCGGTGTCGTCGATGCGGGTCACTTGTGTCTCCTGATGAGTGCGACGGCTCGTTCGCCCCAGTGGAACCAGGCGCACCCGATGATGAGGGTGGTGCTGAGGGTTCCGATGGTTATGGCTGCTGCGGGGTGTTCGACAGCCCAGGCGAGGTAGGCGGCGAGGGCAAGAAGAAGGCCGGCCACGAAGAGTGCGCGGACGGCCTGGCGGGTGGCGTAGTAGACGCCGGATTTCCTTTTACTCATGGCGGGCCTTCCGTTTGGCTCGGTTCTTCTGTGAGCGTTCGAGCGATCGGCATGCGTTGCAGATAGTGACGCCGCCTCTAAGCCCTTTGTTGGCCGGTGTCATTGCGTGCAGACCCTTCTTGCAGTCGGGCACTTTGCGTTCAATTTCGATGAACCCGAACATGGAGAGGGTTTCGAGGATCCGGTCGGCGGGTACGTGCTTCTGGATGAGGCGCAGGACAGCCGCTTTTTCGCTGTCGTGGATGCGGGCGATCTTCGCTTCCATTTCTGGCTGCATCATCGTCATGCTTTCTTCCTCTTCAGCACGAGCAGCACGAGTCCGCTGACAGTCGCTAGGATCCCGACCGCGAGTTCCGGCCCCGTGTTGGTGCCGGTGTATGCGAGTCGTTCAGAGGCGGGTTTCGCTGCGGTGCTGGTTGCTGAGGGTGACGGTGATGTGGGTGCCGTCGTCGGCGAAGTGGCCGGGGCAGTTGCTGGCACAGTTGGGTGTGCAGTATGTGGCGTATCCGACGGTTGGGTGGGTGTCGGTGTGGGCTCTACGGGCGGCTTTGTAGCGGGCGGCGTTGTCGTAGTCGGGGTCGTAGTCGCCGGCGTGCTTGCCGTGGGTATTGCGCATGGTGTGAGCTCCACGTCTTGGTTGCTGATGTAGACCGGTGTGTCTTGGCCGGAGGTGAGTGTGCCGCCGTCGATCAGGGACTGGACGAGGGCTGCGTGTTCGGGGGTGGAGGTGTCGTACACGTCAACCTGGTAGAGGCCGATACCGCACTCGAGTGAGCCCGTGTAGAGGGTCTGTGGTGTCCCGAACCGGTTGTCGAACGAACCCGACGTGACCAACCAGGCGACAGTTCGGGTGCCGGGGTCGGTGGCGAATGCGGGGGCTGCTGCGATGACGCCGAGCGCTACACCGCCGGCGATGAGGGTTGCGGCGGTCGCGGTTCGGAGGGTCGGGCGGATCATGCGGTCGCCTCCCACCTGGAAACCGCAGCGAGGTCGTCGACCAGATCGCCAGGGTTCGCGTTGTACGCGCCTTCGTAGTGGCTGCGAACGGCTCGTTTCAGCGCTTCCTTGTCGCCGTCCTCGAAGTCCTCTGGGCCGTAGACCTCATCCGAGATGGAATTGCAGGAGCAGCCGCTTCCCGACACCCACTTGAATCGCTTGGCCTCGGGGTCGTAGAAGGAGTAGAGGTCATCCCAGTCGTAGCCACCACCGAGGTTGACGGCGACGACTGGCTGCCACTTCTCTACGGCAGTCTTATTTTCATCCGTCCAGGAGTAGAGGCCAATTGCATTGGATACAGCGTTCATCGGTTGTCCTTGTCGTTGTGCAGCCCGTCCAGTCGGTCGAGCTGCGAGTAAGTGGTGTTGCGGTCGTTGCCCATGTGGCGGACCACGAGGTAGGCGGCGATGGGGGCGAGCAGGATCTCGAGGATGGGGATGAGGCTCATGTTTCGTCCTTGATTCGTTCGGCTTCGGTGACGACGTCGCGTGCTTCCCTGAGTGCGGGCAGCCAGTAGGTGCGGATCAGCCAGTGGCCGATGAAGAGGGCCGGGATGACGAGAAGGGCGATCATGCGAGCTCTTCCGAGTAGACAATTGCCTCGAGCTCTTCGATCCGCGCTTCCAGAGTGCGAATAACCTGGGCTGAGTCGATTTGCTGTTTGTAGGACGCGTGGCCGGCGTTCAACGCTCGCCTTCGCAGTTGTTCCTCGATTTGCGCCTTGCGCTTCTGTCGGAGCGTGTTCACGAGGCGACCCACCATTTGCGTGTGCGCCGTCCGTTGGGTGTGAGCCCGTAGAAGCCGCTGAATTCGACCTGGCCGGCGTTGACGAGTTCCGCACGGCGTGAGCGGATGGACTGGTCGGTGGGGAGGTAGATTTTCTGGCGGGCTGCTTCGTGCCCGTAGTGCCAGATCAACTCGGTGTCGCTGATGGGGCCGCGTTCTTCGATGATGCGGAACACGACTGCTTGGACGGCTGATGGATTCCAGACCGAGTCCGCAGCTTCGTGGCTGGTTTCAGGGTCGGTGGATCTTGCGCTTGGTACGCTTGCGTTGGTCAATTCGGGTTCCTCCTTGGTTGATTGCGCCGGTGTTCACAGCACCGGCTTTTTTGCGCTCTGTGGCACATAGGTGGTTGCCCCCAATGGGGCCGCCTGGATTTGCCGGCGCATCGAACGGATAGTCGCCATCTGGGTTCGGATGGCATGAGATTTCGCCATTTCGTGCCCCACCTGAGCGGCATCGTTCAAAATGCACTCGAGGTCGGCCGATAGTTCGTTGAGCGCCGCCCTCAGCAGGAGCGCTTCACGACGCGAGTCAGCGAGCGCAAGGCGTTGCTTTTCCCAACGCGCCTTCCAGTTCGCGGTCATTAGGATTCGATGAGTTCGTAGGTGCGGCGCTTGTCGGGTCTGCTCAAATCGTCGATGGCTGTCTGAGCGGCGGTTTTTGTTTCGAAGTAATGCGTCCATTTGGTGCCGTCTGGGTACCGCTCGATAACTCGGAACTTGTAATACATGTGGTTCTCCTTTGGATGGGTGGGTGTGATGCGTGCCCCCGCCACGCCTTGAACGTGGACGATCACCGAATGACTCGGGGGCTCTGCATCCACTCGTTGCCTGACCCTTGGGTTTCCACCAGGCCAGCGAGGTTCAGCAGGTTCTACGCGATTCATAAGACCGGCACTTAAGCGGTAAAATTGGGCCGCAAGCCGGGGAGTTGGGGGCGTATCCCCTATCCGTGAACCCGCCGCGCTTGATAGCGACGAGCCCTTGTCTCTGTTCGCCGCGTTGAGGCTTCCCCTCACTTGCGCGTACCCGTCGAGACGGATGTTTAGGTGGTGCTCAGGTGTGCGGGTTGTCCGTTCCATAGGGGGCCGCTTGACCTGCTCAGCCCTCCATGACTTGGGGCCGTGACTGTGTGGAGTTGCACCGCGGCGACCGGTTGAGCGCCCGTGGTTAGTCGGGTGTCGCCTGCGATTTATTGCGCGCCAAACACCGCCTCGTAAGGGCGGGATTGACGAGAATGTGGGGCCGCTGGTTATACGGCGGTGGGCTGTTTCTGGTGGCGCTGGTACCAAAGCCGATTACGCGCGCGGTCACATTGGATACAGCACCGGGTTGGGTTTCCACGACGCCACCGGATTCGAGTGTTTTCCACATCGAATGCGTGTCCGTTGACGCAGTGTGTTTTGCGAGCATTTTCCGCGAAGCAGCCAACTCCGCGAAGGATGTTTACTCGTGGCGATACCTCTTCGAGGTGGCCGGGGTTTACACATGCCCTGTTGCGGCACAGGTGGTCTAGATGCGTCCCAGGAGTCGAATGATTCCCAAATGATTCCCACACGACCCGATGACCATATTTCTGGCCCAGGCGGGCATAGCCTGATGGGTACACAGCGCCCAACCAAACCCAGCAACCTGCTTGGTCTTCGCGAACCAATTCGTAGAGGTTCACGTCACGCGTCCTGCATTTCGTCGATCCACCGTCTGGCTTCGATCGGCTTGATGAAGATGGCGCGCCCTTCTTTCTTTGCGGCGAGGCGGCCGGAGTTGATCGCATTGCGAACGAACTGGGGGCTTTTATTGATCTTCGCCGCCAGTGACGAGACGGAGTAGACCAGAACGTCTTCTTTCGTGTCCTCGAGGTTGGTCACTTCGCACTCTCCAAAAGGTCAGCGGGGTGGATACGGAAAAAGCCACCGACACGTCCAATCTCGGACATCGTGAATTCGACTCGATTGGCGAGTCGTTCGCGAAGTCCTGAAACAGGGATGTCGGTGGCTTGGGAGATGGTGATGAGCGTCTCGTTGGAACGCTCAATGGCTGCGGCCACGTTTTCCGTGACCGTAAGCGCCAGGCTTCTTCTTTCCATGTGGACTACTTTATAGTCTGTTTGGACCATGCGCAAGGCTTCTGGCCCAAATAGTTCCACTTCGACGCCATATGGAGATAAAGTCGTCCAAGTGGATACGAAGAACTCACCTATGAACGCCGCCCTGGCTGCCGAAATTCGGGCAGAGAAAGGGGCGAAGAGTCCGCGGATGTCTTCCGCACGCCTCGCCGAGCTTTCGGGCATGCCAAAGATGACGATGGACCGAATACTTCGGGGTGAACGAGACATCAACATCACGCAGCTCGGCTTGATAGCGCACGCTCTGGAAGTCGACCCGGACGACTTGACCCGGAAAGCGGTCAATCGAATGGGTGGATTGAACGTCCTCATTGAAGATTCAAACGCTCGACTTGCGGCTAATACGACCGCAATGTCGGAGGCAGCGGCTACAAACGTGACACGGCTTCACAGCCGAAACGACCAACTCACTGCAGAGCAAATCGACGCTGGGAACGAAGACAAAGCTGCATCTGAGATCACCCCGGAATCCGCCTTCGATGAGGATGGGGATTCCTAAACCACTGAGGATCAGACCGTGGGGGAGTACGACCCGTACCAGGACGCCACTAACCAGGGCATCGAGGTTATTCACCGACCGATTAGAACAGCGAACGGGTTTTGGATCCCGGACCGGAACCTGATTGTGATTCGCACGGGTTTGCGTGCGGTGCATGACCGGTCGACGTTGGCGCACGAGTTGGCGCATGCAGCGTTGGGGCATCGCACGTCGTCACCGAAAGCGGAAGTCCAGGCTGATCGGCTCGCAAGTGCAAACCTGATCGACCTGGATGAATGCCGGCGGTTGATGGAGTGGGTGCCTGATGCGCCGAGGTTGGCGAATGAGTTGGGTGTCAGCCAGAGATTGCTTCGGGTGTTCCTGAACGTGAATCGTCTGGTCGGGTGAAGTAGTCGCTGAACTTTTCCATGCCAGCGCGCAACCGGTCGATGTCTCGAGATGCGTAAGCGCGGGTCATGGACACGGCTGAGTGTCCGACGATGCGGATGATGGTTTCTTCTGGGAGTCCGGCTGCGTAGAGGAGGTCGACGGCTGTGTGTCGGAGGTCGTGGAGGCGGACGTGTTTTTGGATGCCGGATGCTGCGAGTACGCGGGTCCACAGTTTGGAGTCGTAGTCGGGGTCGACGGGGCGTTGGTTGCGGGTGAAGACGAGCCCGAATTGTCCGTCAGGGTTGGCATCCATGTGCAGCTCAAGGATGCTTTTGAGGGGTTCGACGAGTGGGATGATGCGCCACCCTGCACGCGATTTGGGGCGGGTGAGGTAGTAGCCGCCGTAAAGGTGCCGGTATTCGTAGTCGTTTGGGACGACGGGTTCACCGATCTTGCCGGTGCTGGTCCGTTGCCCGACTGAGAGGCGCTGCAACTGCCAGGACAGGTCGATGACGTCGGTGATGCGGTCCCGTTCGAGGCCGAGGATCTCACCTCGTCGTGCCCCCGTGAGGAGCGCCATTGCCCAGCGTGCCCCGTATTCGCGGTCGGCTGCGACGTAGTCGATGATCTGTTTTGCTTCGGTGCGGGTGAGTGTTTCGAGTTTGGTGACGTTCTTGCGTGGTGCGGCCATCAACTTGCAGGGGTTGCGGCTGATGCGTCCTTCGCGGAGTGCTGCCTCGAATGCGGAGGACATGACCTGGTGTGCTTTGAGTGCGGATGATGCTGCCCCGCCGTTGTTGATGATTCGATCGGTGACGCGGCGGATAGACGTCGGCGTGACACGTGCGAGGCGGAGTGTGCCGATCTCGGGGATGACATGCCGGTCGATGATCGACCTGTACCCGCCGGCAGTCTTCGGGCGCACCTCCTTCAACACGATTTGGCTGTACCAGTAGCCGAACCATTGCGCGACAGTCTGATCCGCGGTCGGCAGGTCACCACGTTCCGCGAGCTCACGTTGCGTCTCCCGCAGCCTGTCCATCACCGTCGCTTTATCCCGCGACCGGATCGTCTTCCGCCGCCGTTTCCCATCACGCGGCGGCAACTCAATCACCGCCGTCCACAGGCCGCGCGCATCCTTGTACAGGCTGCCCTCGCCCTTGCCTCGGGTCTTAGTCGCCATCCCGAGTGCCGATCTGCTCAGCGCGGGCATGGAGGAAGCCAACAGGGTCCTCGGCATCTGGATCGAATGACTCCAGGTGGATGAACGCCTCTGCCGCGTCGAGCAGCGCTTGCTTAGCCGCGTCACGAGCCAGAGTGCGAAGCTCTTTCTTCATTAGCTTGATTCGGACAACGCGACGTTGACCCTTACCTGGGATGAAGCGACCCACACCCCTGAATTCCTGTGGGTAGGGCTGATCGAAAAGCGCGTCCGCCAGTTCGTCAGGACTGGGCATCGATTCCCTTTCCGATCTGCTCTGTGCGGTACAGGCCGTATGCCTTTCCGCCAATACCAAAGGCGGCTTCGCAGGCGTCGCACACTTTCAGCCACGCGAGTAGGCCTTGCTCCCAGTGCCACGCTCCGTGGGTGCACCGAGCGTCCGCGAGGTCGTCACTGGTGGGCATCGGTCGCTCCAGTCTGCACTGTGTAGAAGACTGCGCACTTATACCGTGGTGAGTTCATCTTTGTGCGCCAGTACGCACAGTGGCGCATGTAACGACCGTGAAGACTCTGCTCACCCAGAACGGCGGTCTGATACGAGTACCGCCGGCGGAACTCTCGGTAACTCAACATCATTCGCCCGCTCCCGTCTGCGCGGCTTCTTCAGAATCGAGCAGCGAGTCAAGCGCGGCGGCGAGCAGCGCGCCCGCCTTTATGAGGTCGCGCTTCGCGTCGCCGGTCGGTTTCCAGTAATCCTCGTGCCAGGGCCATTCGAACGGCGGATAGTTAGGGTTGTTCGCAACGTACCTCAGTGCCCCAAGATCGTCTGCCGCGGCCAGTGCATAGGACTCAGCAGCAAGCGCTAGCTCCCCCTCGTGCCCACTGTCATGCTTCGGGTCGTACCCCTCATGGCTTACTTGACGCTCACGCTCAGCTGAGAACAGGTCAGTTGCCCTACTCATGGTTGGAATCCTTCGCGGCGTTGGCGCGCATGGCGTCGAGAGCAGACACGGGCGAGGCGGACTTCCAGCAGGTGCACTCTCCTGACTGCTGCTTGGCGAAACCGCCGCCCACAGGAAGTATCCACAGACCGGCGATCTGACACCCAGGAGCGTGTGGTGCCTGCGCGATCTTCGCTTCGGCGGCGGCCAACTGGTCGAGCAGTTCCGCCACTTCCGACTCGGCCTTGTCAATTTCAGATATGGTTTGGCGAATTGTGAAACCGGCCTCGGTATTGCCCCACGACAACGACAAAGCGTCAAGTTGTTCGCGCAATTGATTCCTCATTTGTGTTCCACTCTGTACGGGTTGTAGCCCAAATCGTGATAATCGCCACCGCTACCAGCGTCGTAGCCTTCATCCCAAGCAGTCGCTACTTCTGCTGTCAGCTCCGCGATCTGCTCGGCCTGCTGCTCGATGAGATCGGCAACATCGTCCATCAGCACGTACAGAGCTATCGGGCTGTAGTGCTTCCGAAACGTGCGAAGCCGCTCGGTCATCTGAGCGGCGGTGAGGTCAGTCATTCGGTCACCCCCAGATCGTGCTTCAGAGCAATCAGCACAGCAGACCGCTGATTTGAGTTCAACTGCACCCGCACCATTACCCCTTGAAGCAGGGTCAGCAGGTCGGGTTGGTCTGACAGCAGATCTAGCGTCACAACAGGCACACCGAAAGACCGCTCGGTAAACAGCTTGTCTAGGTCCACCGCCACGAGCCGCGGGGTCGGCTTGGGGAGGAGGGCGCGGAAGGCGTTGTGAACGTCGTCCGTCAAGTCCGTGTCTTCGTTGTCAAGCATTTGCCGGATAAGTTCCACGGGTACAGCCACCGTGGCGGGCGTCGGGTCGGTCATGCTGTCTCCTTGCGTGTGGGTGGGGTGTGCGTTGCCGTTGGCCCTGTCCCCATTGACAGGTAACGGTCTTCTTTCGGGGCGGTACATTGGTGCGTGTTCCTTTCGCTGCTTGCTCAGTGGAGGGGATTGACGGTCGTTCCCGTGCATGGGAGCGGCCGTCTTCTTGTTGTTGCTAGTTGGTGCCCCCGGATCGGGAAGGAGTCACGACGCCTGGCCGCTCGTGCCAAGAATCTGATGGCTGACGCCAACCACCCGAGCCTCTGACCAGGAACCCAAGTCACTTGTCTTCCAGCCACATGAGCAAACCGCGAACCAGTGCCCGACGTGGCGGTTCAAGTACTCAACCGAATG